AAGACTTTCTTTCCATCCAGTCTAAACTATCCAACGACGAAATTAGACCGCTGGGAATTGGAGTCACCAACCTTGCCTACTGGCACGCCAAGCGTGGATTCAAATACGGAGAGCGAGACGCCCTGGCTGACGTCAAGACGTGGATGGAACATCAGGCCTACTACTTGACAGAAGCGTCAGTTGAACTGGCCAAGGAACGTGGTCGCTGTGTGGACTCAGACAAAACACGCTACGGCAAAGGCATTTTTCCTTGGGAACTACGTGCCAAGGGCGTTAATGAACTCACAGACTTCACACCTGAACTGAACTGGGAAGGCCTACGTGCAGAGATGCGCAGTTATGGTGTGCGTAATGCCACACAAATGGCCATTGCCCCAGTAGAGTCTAGCTCAGTTGTTATTAACTCAACCAACGGTATTGAAATGCCCATGAGCTTGATCTCAGTAAAAGAATCCAAGGCAGGTAGCTTGACACAAGTGGTTCCAGAGTATCACAAGTTGAAAAACAAATATCAACAGATGTGGGCACAAAAGGACTGTGACGGCTACTTGAAGACTGCCGCAGTATTGGCAGCCTACATCGATCAGTCAATCTCAACCAACACATTCTACAATCCTGCACACTTTCCAGACCGCAAGGTTCCCACAACCTTGATTGCCAAGAACTTGATGCAAGCACACTACTGGGGATTGAAAACATTCTATTACAGCCTGATCAACAAAGCAGGATCAAAACAAAAAGCGGAAGAAGCACCGTTAGAAGAAATTGACTTTGATCTTGAAGAAGACTGTGAAAGCTGTAAACTGTAAGGACACCAATGAGTAAAGCACAATACAATCTAAAAACAAAAACAGACTACTTGAATCGCAAGATGTTTCTGGACCCAGCTGGTCCTGTGACCATTCAACGTTTTGAAGAAGTCAAGTACAACAAACTACAAAAGTTTGAACAAGAAGCACGTGGCTTCTTTTGGGTGCCTGAAGAGATTTCATTGACCAAGGACAGCCAAGACTTTAAAGATGCGTCAGACACAGTCAAGCATATCTTTACATCAAACCTATTGCGTCAAACAGCACTAGACAGTCTGCAAGGTCGTGGTCCAACACAAGTGTTTACCCCTGTGTGTTCGATCCCCGAACTTGAAAGTCTAATGTACAACTGGGGTTTCTTTGAGACCAACATTCACTCACGTAGCTACAGTCACATTATTCGCAACATCTATAATGTGCCCAAGGATGTGTTCAACACCATTCATGACACACAAGAGATTGTTGGTATGGCGTCAAGTGTAGGCAAGTACTATGATGAGTTGCATAGAATGAATTGTAAGAAAGAGCTAGGATTTGATTTAGTTTCTGACCACGAACATATCAAAGCAATCTACCTGGCATTACATGCGTCATACGCATTGGAAGCATTCCGCTTTATGGTTAGTTTTGCTACAAGTTTGGCCATGGTTGAGAACAAGATTTTCATTGGCAACGGCAACATCATTCAACTAATCTTGCAAGACGAGATCCTACACAAAGATTGGACTGCGTTCTTGATCAATCAAGTTGTAAAAGAAGATCCACGTTTTGCCGCTGCCAAGGTCGAATGCGAAGCCGAAGTGTATCAACTGTACCTGGATGTTATTCGTGAAGAAAAAGAGTGGGCAGATTATTTGTTCAAGCACGGTCCTGTGATTGGTCTCAATGCCAACATCCTGAGAGACTTTGTGGACTTCACCGCCAAAAACGCACTCAACGAAATTGGTATCAAGTATCTTGAACCTGCACCCAGAAGCACCCCTATTCCGTGGTTCAACAAACACGTTGACACCAGCAAGAAACAAACTGCACTGCAGGAGAACGAAAGCACTAATTATGTTATTGGTGTAATGAGCGACAGTATTGACTATGAGGAACTACCTGAACTATGATTGACGACAATTGGTTTGCCCAAGGCGGATTTGAAACTTACAAACACCCAACACCTATCAGTTATGAAACAGCCACCGACAACGGCACAGTTGACACACTAGAAGGTCCTGTGGCCTACACAGTGGGACACAAGATTATTACTGGCCCCAAAGGCGAGAAGTATCCCGTGAGTCCCATCAAGTTCTCAGCCTACTATGACGACAACGGCGATGGCACTGCCACACCCAAAAAGATCATGAAGGTAGCTAGACTTGCTGACCATGACGGTGTTGTAAAAGCGTCATGGGGCAATTTAGAATACACCAAAGGCAATGACTATATTGTCAAACACGGTCCTGGCGACTACGGTGTTGTCAAAACAGACATTTTTGCCAAGACCTACGATAAATCAAAAGAAAGAAAATAAAATGACAGCAATCTTGTGGAGCAAGTACCACTGCCCTTATTGCGATCAAGCAAAGGCATTATTAAAACAAAAAGGTATCCCGTTTGAAGAACGCAAAATTGGAGATGGATATACCAAAGAAGAATTGCTAGAAGCAATCCCCTCGGCCAGAACAGTACCACAGATTATTCTCAACGGAGAACTGATTGGTGGATTTACCGAACTCAAAGCAAAATTAACAGAAAGCACATAATGTCAGCACAACTAGCACTAGAACCCAACCAGGTATACACATTCAAAATGAACTCAGGCGAAGAAATGGTCGCCAAAGTAAAACAATCAGGCGGGGACTGGATTATTCTAGAAGAACCTGTAAGCATTGCTCCGGGACCGCAGGGCATGGGACTTGTGCCCAGTTTGTTTACCGCAGATCCCAAGGAAGAAATTCGATTAAATACTAACAGCGTTTCTTTGGTATCCAAGACTGATGACTCAGTCAAGATGAAATATCTAGAAGCAACAACTGGTATCAAAGTACCAGAGAAGAAACTCATACTAGGATAATATGCCAGCAGTACAGCGACAAGGTGATTCAGACACAGGTGGTGGGAAAATACTCTCAGGAGTAGGTTCTGTAAGAACCAATGGAACCCCCACAGCCACAATCAACTCGGCTGTTAGTTGGCATGGTAAAAAAGCACATGCATCTGCAAAAACTACTACAGGTGTAAGCAGTGTCCGAGTTGAAGGACAGCCTATAAGTGTTACAGGCAATGCCGACACCTGCGGTCATACTCGCACTGGTGGCAGCGGCGATGTGAGGGCTGGATAATGGCAGGTTCAGGATTTGGTCAACCAGGCACATACACGCCATTGCAATTGATTGCTGGGGCCGGACTACTACAAAATCAAGGCATCACGGTTCCTACATCATTGACCACGGCAGTGACCTCATACAACTCGTTGCCGTTTGTGCAAGATCTAATGAGCGCAATCTCTCTTGGCCCGGCCTTTGGACTAAATGCTGGAGTTATTGCAAGTTTAAAAACTCTAGGCAACACCACATGTCCTGCACTTGGTGCCAGTATTCCTTCTGCATATGCAGGAGTTAATCCGTTGATACCCACAACAGAGACCGGCGGCTTTGGTAACCTAGTGATCAACAACGCTGAATTGTATCTTGGTGATGGCCAGGTTGATCGGTTTTGTCAAGCATACCAAATTGTTTCGGGATATCGTAGCACAGTAAACGAACTGATACAAAGTGCAGTCAACGCCACTACCTATCTTGGCCCTACATTTACCACAATGAATGATTTGATCACTGGCCAATTTACCAGTGTGAATCTGGCATTAAAGTGTCTGGGCAGAGATTTTGCACAACTGGGCAATGCAATTGACTTGGCCAACCTAGATGAGTTTGGCACACCAGCGGCTGTGTTACAACAACTCAGCGATGAAGGCCAGATCACAGCAGGTACATTGAGTTGTGTGGCATTGAAGTTAGCAGAGTACGGTCTGACTGAAAGCGACATTGTGTTGTTGTGTACCCCAGATGCCAGTACCAGAACACCATCAACCAATGAATTCAATGCTTTACAGAAAAAAGCATACCAAGCAATGGCTGCGATTGATGCAGATTGCTTGGGTTATGTGCTAGATGTACTTGGGGTGGTAACGCCCAACATCAACACCATGGCTGACTTGTTGGATTTAAAAAAGATTCTTCCCGAAAGTTGGATATCATTAACAGTACCATCGGTAGCAGGAGTGACATTGTTGTTTAATCCTGACGGCTCAGTGAATCCCGAAGTGCAAGCGGCATTGAATGACAGTGTGGCAATTGTACTTCCGGCGGGGTGTGATGAGTTGGCCAAGATAATACCCCCGGATCAAGCAGTAGTAAACAAAGCATTCCAGGCAGCATTACAAAATGTAGGCGGCATTTCCACTACCACCTTGCCACGAGTAGCAACAGCATTGTTAGGATAACATATGGAAACGCTCAAAGGTCTACCACTAGTAGAAGATGTTACAAAACCTGTACCAGACACAGTAACAACCTATTACAAAGATACATTTGCCACGGGAACCAGTGAGTTTGGCACATTTACCATGCAGGATTTTTTGGGATCAGCAACAGGTACTGTCACAAAAAATTCAATACAGAATATAGTGGCCACATTGCGCAACATGAACATTACTGCATTGACTAGTCTGTACAATCAGATGTTGCTCACGGTTCAAGGTGTGTACGATGATCCGTTGAATCCGGGGCAAATTATTATTCCAAGTGGTCCAGCAGCCGGCACATATGGCAGCGGCAACGATGCGTTTACGTCAGGACTGATACCGGCAGCAAACACATTGATAGCAAGTTTGATTTCCACATATCCTTCTGCTACCACATCATTGAACAACAGTACCAACGCCATATGCGAACAATATGTGTATGAATACACCAATCAAACCAAAGCAGGATTGGTATTTGCTGATCTAATATCAGGTAGTCAGCAATCTACCATTAGCTTTATGAATGGGCTGGCATCAGCAGGACTAGACACTCAAATTGGTGGACAG